CCTGCCGGTCCTCGACCATCGGTAGGCGTCGCTCAGCGATTCCGAAAGCAGTCTCGACGCCTCGTCGAACGTTATCGTCTTGTCCGCGCAGGTCGCGTCTCCGGTCACTGTGACGGCGCTCCTGGACACGTAGGACGCGACGGTGAACGTTCCGGTGTCGGCGATGGCCACGTCGTTTCCGACCAGGGAGGGATAAAATATCTCCGCCGTCGCGGTCACCGTCGTGGCGCCCGCGGCGTGCACTCCGGTCACCGTGCCGGTCGTCTGTCCGAGTTCGTCGGCGTACTCGGCCTTGTGCGCCCGCACCATCGCCAGCCGCAGCCCGTCGCGCCGCCTGACCGAGCTGTGCACGACTCCCGCGTCGCCGTCTCTCGGCAGCGTGTTCCCCGGGGTCAGTCCGCACTCGTCCGGCTCGCGGTCTCCGATCGGGAAGTATGCGGTGATCGCCGTCCCGCCGTCGGCCAGGACGGCGTATTCCCTCAGCGCCCGATGTTCTTCCAGTTCAACCACAAGATTCCCTTCCGTCGTCGCGGCGGTAGCGCCGTCGCCTTGGCTGACGGCTGACCGCTGACCGCTGACCGCTCGCCGTTACGCCGACGCCATCAGTCCCGCGGCCTTCAGCGCCGCGATGATGGCCGCCACGTCGACCTTCAGTTCGCCGGCTGTCTTGGCCAGTTGTGCAATCGCGTTGGCCACCGGCGCGGTGTCTGCCGACCCGGCGGACGCCGTTTCGGTGATCGCGGCGATCGTCGTCGCGGCGGTGCCGCCGGAGCTGTCGGTCAGCGCCGCCTGGGTCGGCGTCACCATCGCCGCCTGCATTCCGGCCCCGATCAGTTGGCTCTGCAGCCTGTGTGTTCCCGTCTTGCTTGACATTTTTCGATCTCCTGAAAGGTTATGTTGTCGCCTGCCTGCCGGCAGGCGGGTTGATCCGTGCGCCTAGATCCTGCCCTGGGCCTTGTCGACCAGCGCCTTTGCCTTGGGTCCCTGTTTGATCGCATCCTTCTGTTCGTCCATCAGGACGCCCTCCAGCGACTGGACGACCGATATCGCCGCCTCCTGGGTCTCTGCGGCCTTCAGTTCAGCGGCGGAGGCCTTCTGTTTGAGCACCTTGGCCTGGGCGAATCCCTTCAGCCAGGTCAGTCCGATCGCCATAGCCAGCAGTCCGCCGGTCCGCCACGGTTCGGGCAGGTATTCGGCGGCCTCCCTGGCCTGTTCGGCCGCCTCGGCCGCCGTCTTCTCCGACTCGGCGATCGCGTCCCTCAGCGCCTCCAGTTCGGCCAGCAGCGCCGCGGTCTCTGCGGCCTTGGCCTTGACCTTTGCTTCGGCCTTTTCGGCCTTCTGGTCGTTTTCGTCGGTGGGGTCGGCCGCGGCGATTTCGACCGCCTCGGCCCATTCGGTCTCCAGGTCGATCAGTGCGGCCTTCTTTTGCTGCACTTCGGCCGCCAGGTCCGCGGCCCTTGCCCTGGCGCCCGGCAGTTGCAGCGTGTTGCATCCGCCCAACATCACCGCCGCGGCGAGTATCGCGCACGCCGCGGCGAACAGCAGGTTGTCGCGCAGTTGTTTTTTGCGGTTGTGGTTCATAATCTTCAATCCTTTCTGTGCTCGTTTCTGTGCTCGTTTTCGATATGCGAGTCCATTCTCGACTGGTTGACCGCCGCGTGCGTTTCGGTGTCCTGGCTTCGCCGGTCGATCCTGCTGATCCATTTTCCGCGCACCCGGCAGTTCTCCCCCCGCCCGTCGAGTTTCGTGGTGTTGGCCGACACCTGCCGGCCCAGCCTGATGAACATCGTCAGCAGCAGCGCCAGGGCCGGCAGCACCATGCTTTCGAAGATCTCTTTCATTTCCATTCTCTATCGCCTTCTGCCCAGGATCGGCCCGGCGCTGCTGACGGGCGAGCCGCCCGGCAGGAACAGCAGGTTTGTGTTCGTGCCTCCGTCGGTCGCGCCGACTACGTTTATCCACTTCGAGGCTGTCACACCCGAAATCGTCCGACCGGGGGCGTGGAGCGTACTGCCGTAATCGTTCGTCGTCGTCAGCGTCCCTGCGGTGTGCGTCAGGTCGCCGTTGACCGTAAGGTCGTTGTCGGCCAGGTCCAGCGTTGTGGTCCCTGCGGTCTGCTGGATCGTAAGATCGCCGTTGATGCGTGTGTTGCCGTCGAGCGTCCAGGTCGTCGAGTTCGAGGCTGTCGAGTCGATGACAATCCCGTTGGCGTCGGTGATGCTGCAGTTGCCGCTGGTAATTGTGGCGATGTCGGAGGTATTTGCCTCACTGGAGCACGCGACTAACGCCGACTCAAAATCCAGTTGATACGTGCCGCGCGTGTCCAGGGTCTCGATGTCGCCAATACTGTGCGACCCGTTGCCGAGCTTGATCGTGCTCGTGCCCGTATACCCGGCTGTCAGGCCGAAAAATGCCAGAGAACCGCACGTCAGAGACGTACTGCCAAAGTCGAACTCGAACGTAACGCCGGAGTTGGCGGATACTCGGAACTGATTAGACCCGAGGTTAATGTCGTGCGTCCATTCCGGCCAGTTTGGAAGTGTTGCGATGAAGCCTATATCAGCATCGACAACAATATCGCCGCCCGGTGAATACAGAGCGTTATAGACCCGAATCTCTCCCGTGCTGGCTGTTAATGATCCGGTGAACGTCCACCAGTTAGCGGCGTCAAGCATTACGTAAAGCCGGAACGCACCTATGTCATACGTACCGGACCCGCTAAACTTCTTGCACTGGACGTAATGCGTCTGGGTAGTTGTAGCACCTGACCCGATTTCCAGGTGATATATGCTGCGGGTCAACAACACCGCAGAAATAGTGCCCGTGCCCTTGGTAGTAACTTTGCCCGTCGATGTAGTCAGCCCGGATGCTGACGTGGCGTCCCATGTGCGGACGACAAACGTGTGCCCGTCGTCGATCCATGTCCCTGCCGTCAGCGTAAATGTGTCGGCCTCCATGTCGTTGCCAGCGGTCACCTCCTCACCGGCGCCGTTAACGATTACTTCGCCGTCGAACACGCCGCCCAGGTCCAACTCGGATGTTGCGGTTATCGTGATCTGAGCGCTTGACGAATTGAAATGCATGACAATGCGTTCGTCCGCATCGAACGTACCGGACCACGCACCATCTGTTGACCAGTTGATCTGCGCGAGGCCGCCCGTAGCGGCGAAATACGATGTGATCGTAACGCCCGAGCCTATCGACAGAATCCCGCCCGCCATACTTACGCTGCTGGGCGCGCACGTTACGTCTAGCTCCAGCGTGCCGCTGTTGATCGTAATATCGCCAGAACCGCCTATATCGTCGGTGAGCGTCTGCCCAGATGCGTCCACAGTAATGTCGCCCGGAACCGCACCGGCGTCGAGGAAGTCGCTGACGGAGAAATTGTGCGCAGTGTCCAACGTAAACGCGAATACACCCGCACTCGGTTTATTGCTCGTCGGCAATGTACTTATCGAGCCTGACGTGATCGTGATCGTATCGGTGGCAACAGCCGCTGCGCCTTCGACCCAATTACCAGAGTCGCTGTAGTCGCCATTAACGCCTTGCCACGTGCGGGTAGCCATTACTTACTCCCCGGTTCCGAGCTCTTGGGAACTACTTGAGTCCAGATCTGCAACGATCCGCCGGCGGGTACGTCCTCCGCGATCGTGTCGATGATGTCGGAGCCGCATTTGACCACAAGGGTTATCGTCTTGGCCTTTCGCGCGTACAGCACTTCACTGCTCCGGCGGCGGATCATCTTAGCCTTGTCGTCGCGAGTCTCCCGCCGCTTGTGCGTAACCAGTCGCGCATCACGCTGCAACACCTCTTTATCCGCGCCTGAGTCGATGTCAATGATATCGGCCATGATAATTATCCTCAATCCGTTAGTTCCGCGGCACGAAAGTCAGCAGGGTCGCGTAGGCGGTCCCATCGAAATACAGTTCGGTCGTATCGGCAGTCGTCTTGTCGATCGGGATCACCGCGCCGTTTGCCGGCACCCTGGCCGTTGACGCGGTGGCCGCGCCCGCGTGGTTCATGCGTATGTCGTCACCGGCGGACTCCGGTACGATCATTATGCTGGTAAGACCCGTCGGCAGCGCCGCGCCCACCAGCGTCGGCAGGTCGGACGTTGCGCCGATCGTCAGGCGATGGGCGCCGCTGAGCGTCTCGTCGCGGTTAATGGCCCCTTCGGCCCCGCCGGCGTTTCCGATCCGGTTCCATCCGGGCAAATCATTTCCTAGACTCATTTTCCTGTCCTCAACTGTACGTCACGCTTCCTGTGATTTCGTGTCGCTGTCTCTGTTCCGGTTCGGACCCGTCGTATGCGTATCCCAGCATCCTCGGCCGCCCGGCGGCGTCCCGGCGGACCGCTTCTGCCAGCGCCCGCTCGAACTGTTCGGACGCCGGCCCCTTGACCCCGGCGTCCAGTTCGATCTGCATGTACGCCGCTTCCAGCAGCGCAGACGAGAATTTCGCCCCGCCCATCGGGTAGTCGCTGGCCGTCGCGTCGGACGTCAGTTTCGCCTCGTCTACCCGGTGGCGGTAATGGAGCGTCGTGTCAGTCGACCAGGTCGGGAAGAAGTCGATGTCCCACCGCTGCAGTCCGCCGTCCTGGACCGCCAGGATCGCGAATATCCTCGAGTACTGCCGGGCCTGGTCGCAGGCCGCCCGCAGGTTTTGTATGGTCTCCGGCGGCGCCTGCTGGATCGCCTCTCCGAGCCCGTCGGGCGGATAGAAGATCCTGTTTCCGATGACTTCTCCGGAGAAATTGTCCGGCATTCTCTGCATCCCGTCTGCGGTGACGGTGATCTCCTGCCCGGCGGCCTCGCCGGATGCGTCGCCGCTGACGGTGACGACAGTCGACGAGGTGTATCCGTCGATCGTCCATTCGGTATCCGACGTCCCGAACGTCAGCGTCGCCCCCACCATCGAGGGGTAAAACATCGCGGCGTCTACGGTGACCGTGGAGCTGGGCGCAGCGTAGCTCGGCGCCCCGACGGCCGTTTGGGTCGCCGTGGCCCATCCGGTCATCGTTGCGGCCTGATCCAGGAACGCCCAGTCGTGCGCCCGGAGTATCCGCTTGTACGCCCGGTTGACTATCCCCTTGCAGGCGGTGATCCACCGCGACGCCTCGGTCAGTTCGTCGGCGGTGTGCCCCGACCACGAGCCGGCGTCGATCTGCGTTTCGGTCGGGAAGTCGCCGGGAAACTGCGACCCGATATACTTTCGGGCCGCAACCGCGGCCACCACATCCCAGAAGCTCATTGATCCCGTAGGTTCGCTCATGTCGTCGGCCTTTGCCGGTTCGGCCTTCGCCTTCGCCGTTCACTTGGGCGTTGGGCGGTTGATCCGTGCGCCAGGCCCGGTCCTGCGACGGGCGTTCGGCCGCCCGCCGCAGTCCAGGCTCAATCGCGCTCCGCTGGCGATTTTAGTAAGGGGTTAGTCCGCCGGACCGAGCAGTTCGACGCACTGCCAGTACTCGCAGGAGAACTGTTTTTCGACCGCTTCGCCGGTCTTGATCACGAAGATCGGCGTGAGCGCTTCGCCTGTGGGGAAGGTCGCCGCGGTGATCGTGGAGGTCCCGATCCTGACTCCGTTGAGGAACCAGGTGATCGTCTCTCCGCCGTCGAATCTGAAGCCGTACCGGTTGAAGACGTTGTCGTCGTCTTCGGTCAGGGTGTCGGCGCCGACCACGGCGGTTCCGCCCTCGATGCGGTAGACCCCGTCGACGTCGACGTCGGTCGCGTGCGCCGCTGCGTGGAATCCGCAGAAGTCCTTGTCGGCCAGGGCGCCGGTGTCGTCGGCCAGTGCGTCCTGGTCCAGTCCGGCCTCGGCCAGTCCGCAGAAGAAACCCACTTCGGCCCCTTCGACGATCCGGACCTTGGCCTCGTAGGCGACCTGTCTGCCGGAGTTTCGGGTGATGTCGAACGCTCCGACGGCTGTCTGTCTGCCGAGGAACGACCCGTCGTTGTCGTCGCCGTCGCACTTGTAGTTCAGCGCCACCCCCGGCGTCAGGGCCACCTGGGTCAGCGTCCCGCCGGCGTCGACGGTCGAGATGTACCCCCCCAGGGTGTTGCCGTTGGTGACCTCCAGCGAGGCGAAGTCGTCGCCGTCGAAGATCGCATATTCCGGATCGCTCATGGCCTTGGCCACGTCGATTCCGTGGAACGGACCTTTTTCAAAAGTAGCTGTCATCGTTCTTGTCCTTATGTTCGGGACCCGCCGACCGGCGATTTCGAACCGGCCGGCGGCTCCTGGTTGTCTCTAACCTCTAACCTGCCTGCCGGCAGGCCTCTACCCGTCGTTTCCCTACGCCACGTAGTCGATTCGCCCGCCGGCCAGCCTTCGGTTCAGCGTGACGATGTTGAACGTAAGGTCGACGAACGTCGTGACCACTCGGTGCTGAGCCGTCGACGGCGCGACGGTCGTCTCTTCGAGGATGTCGCCTTCGAGGCAGAACACGTGCCAGTGGCGGTGGTTGATCAGCACCAGCGGGTCGGTCGATATGTCGTCGATCGCCTCGACCCAGCTCAGCGGCGTGCCTCGCACGGTCGTCTGTCCGGAGAACTTGCCCAGGTCGGCGCCCAGCGACTCGTTGTTGGCGCGGGCCTTTTCCTCGAACGCCTCGAGCCTGGCCTCCGAGAGGTAGCCCTGGAAGTCGCTGTAGGCGTCCGACTCCCAGTCGCGAGCGTTCTTCGGCGTTCTGAACTTCAGCCGCCGGTGCATCCGGACCATCTTCCTGACGTCGTTTTCGGTGCACGTCGGGGTGTTGTTGTCCCAGACGTCGGCGTACGATTTCCACAGGGCGTATTTCGACGCTGAGGCGTCGATGCCGCCGACGTCGGAGAATCCCGTCGGGTTGGCGCCGATATGGTTTCCGCCTGCCGACGCGGCGACCTGCGCCGAGGTGATCGGCACCAGCCAGTACGGCACGCCGTGTGCGTTCAGATCGTCGCTGGAGCTGTTGGGCGCCTGCCAGGCCCGTCCCTCCAGCAGGTTGGCCAGGTCCAGGTCGGCCGCGGCCCGTCGGACCTTGACGATCTTGTTCAGTTGGGTCAGCTTGGCCTGCGACCCGGAGTTCTGGAGGATTTCGCGTTTCTCCAGCGACCAGTCGGCCTGGCATCCCCGCCAGGGCACCTGGAGCTTGGCCACCACGTTGTTGACGTTCGGCACGTGGGTCTCGAACGGTCGGACCATCTTGGCCGACCCGTTTCCGTCGATCACTACGTCTTCTGCGATGGCGATCCCCGACGCCGTCCGGCGTCGGCTGGGGTCCATCCATCGGTTCATGAACGGAAAGTCGTGCAGTTCCTGCAGGACCGTCAGTTTGCTTCGGTTTGGGTAGTGGGCCAGGGTCACCTTTACGATGTCGTAAGGCGTCTGAGTCACCGCCACCGGATCTATGTTGATTCCCGGCATTGTTCAATTTCTCCCGGCCGCCGGCCGGTGGAGTCCGCCGCCTACTGCCCGTACAGCTCCGCCGCGGCCGAGGCCGCTGCGCGTTCTTCGTCACTGGCGTAATGCCGGCCGCCGGTCGGCGTCGCCGACGGCCTGGCCATTCGCTTTCTGTTTCGCTGTCCGGATCGTTTTGCGGCGGCCTTCTGGGCCGCGGCCTTCGCCGCGTCGCGGTCGACGATCGACAGAGCGTCCTCCAGCGACTGTTCGAGCGTTCCGCCGGTCTTTTCCCGCAGCGTCACGGCCAGTTCGACCACTTCGGTGCGTTTCAGATCGGCCACGGAGTCGGGGGCTATTTCGCCGCCTTCGTCGTCGCCCATGTAGTCGGCGAAAATTTCGCCGTCCAGTCCGCTGAAGAACCCCTCGATCGCCGCCTCTGCGGCGTCTTGCGTTTGGTTTGTTTCGCCCGCCTCGTACTGGGCCAGCCTCTGTTCGAGCTGTATCATTCGTCGGTGCATCTCGTTCAGCGGCTGGGCGGCGTCGTCCCAATCATCCTCTGAAAACGGCTCGCCTTCGGCGGAGGACTCCGCACCGTCGGCGTTTTCGTCGGCGGCCGGGGCGGTGTTGTCGCCCTGGGCGGCCTTGTCGGCCTGTCGGCCCTTGCGTGAACTCGGCTTCGGCGGACTTTTCCGGCCCGTCGCCGGTCCTGTCGGCCTGGTCGTCGGGTTTTCCGTCTTTGCCGGCGGCGTTCGGCTCGCCGCTGTCGGTGTTTTCGTCGGCGCCGGACTGGCGGGCCTCCTGGTCGGCGAAAGCCTTTGCGGCTTCGGCCACTGTCTCAAGAGACACCGCATCCGGGGCCCCGATCGCATCGTCAGCGCCGCCGTCGCGGCCCGCGTTTTCGGTCCCGTTGTTGTCGTTGTCGGTCATCGGTTCGTCCTCGTCGTTGCGCGATTGATGAAAATCCGATTACAGCGGAAACCCGCCGTCGGTGTTGCTGTGCATCCCCCTGGCCTTGATCGCCTTGAGGAAGTTTCTCCGGTCCCTGGCGACCAGGTCGCCGTTCCTCGGGTCGTACTGGGCGTCTATTCCCGCCGCGGCCAGGTCCCGGTTCAGTTCGGCCTCCTCGCCGGCCCCGCAGCCTGCGATCGCCGATCGTTTCTCGCCGGTCGTCGCGTTCCGCGGCCGTCCGTGTTCGGCGGCCACGTCCCGCGTCGCCCATCGCCCGCACCGGCACTTTTTCCGCGCCGGCCGTTGCGCCAGCGGGCAGTTGATCTCCACCCGCTCGCCGCACGATCTGCATGTAAAGATGTACGTCATGTTTCGTGTGCTCTCTCAGTTGCTGCTCGGCTGCTCATTCGCCGATCGCCTTTAGATACGCTTCGACGTCCGGCTTGGTCACCTTCGCCTCGGGCGCCCGTGCGGGGATATCGGCGATATTCAGGAAGGCCGCCGCGATCAGTTTCGCCGCCGCATCGGTCGCCTCGCCGCTGTTCACCGGCCCGGTCTCTTCGTCATCGTCGATGTCGTCGCCGCCGTCCCCGTCGCCGTCAACGTTGGACGTTTCTTGTTCGTCTGTTGAGTCTTCGCCGTCGTCGCCTTCGTCGTCGCCGTCCGCTTGGGCGTTAAGCGTTGGACATTGGACATTGGGCATTGCTCTGATCTTCTCATCGAGCACCCTCGCCGAGTCGGCGTCTCCGGCCGCTGCGGCCTCCTCGCGGAGTCTCGTCAGCCGCTGGATCTCGGTCTCCTCGGCCCCGGCGTCCGCATCGAGCCCCGGCCCGGTCCTGTCTGCCAGCATTTTCGCCAGGACCCCGGCCGAGTCGGCGTCTCCGGCCGCCTTGGCCTCGCGGATCAGTCGTCTCAGGTCGTCGTCGGTGTAGTTTCGGTCGTTTGGAATCGGCAGTCCTTTCGGCATGTCATTCTCCCTGCCCGCTCGGGGCGGTCTGCTGCTGCGGTTGGGTGTGCGGTTGCGGCCTCGGCGCCGCCGAGGCGCCCGGTCCGCCGTTTTGCCTGGGCCTCCCGGCGGCGATCTTCGTTGAGTTGTCGATGTGCATCGACCCGCCTGCGGCCTGCGGCCCGGTCGTTCGGTCCGGATCGACGGCGACGAACATTTCGTCGGCGTTTTCGACTCCGAGTTGCGCCGCGGTGATCTGGGCGATCTTCCGCACGTCCAGGGCCATCCCCTGCGCGGCCGCTGCGTTCTGGACCTGCGGGTTGGCCAGAATTTCCGTGATCCATTTGTGCGTGCGTCCGTAGGCCTCGTCGGGTCCGCCGGCCGGCCGCCTGTTGGCGTCGATGTCGATGTCGTAGTCCTCCAGCGACCCATCGCGTCCGTCGGCGGTCCATATCCTCGGTATCCGCACCGCCTCGTCGCCGGCCCCGAGCACCAGCATCAGCTCCCTCGCCGTCTCGTCGTCCTCCCAGACGTACTGTCCGACCTTTCGGATGATCGACCCGGCCCCGACGTGCATCGTCTTGAGCCATTCGTTGACGCGTCCGGCGGCGTTGGCAAGCTGCATCTGGTCCTGTGCGGCGGTATTGGAGTCGGCCTTCAGCCCGCCCAGCAGATCGGTGTTTCCCGCGGTATGGTTCAGAAAGTCCTGGAGCCACGCCACCGCCTTGAACCCGTCGTCTGACGCCCCTCCGAAGCTCATCGGCCTTACCGAGTCGAGGTTCTCGAACCCGACCAGCTGCCCGTCGGCCGAGTCGCGTGCGGCCTCTCCGTCGCCCTCGCCGCCCAGTTGGTAGCCTATGATGTCTTTCTGCCGGTCGGCCTGTCGGCCCACCTTCCGGCCGATCTTGTTGATCAGTACGTACAGGTCGAATATCGCCGCTATCACCGGCAGCGGCAGCATGTGATCGGGCACCGCCGAGAATCCGAACGTGTCGAACGGTCCGCTGGGGTCTCCGTCCCAGTCGACGGCGTTGATGTATTTGCCGGTCGGATTCCACACGTCGCCGGGTATCGTCACCAGTTGGCGGCGGTCGGGCAGGTACAGGTCGACCATCTGCAGGCGCGGTATGAACTCGTTGTCGGCCCGTTCGTCGCCTCCGGCCGCCCCGAGGTCGCCGGTGTCGGCGTTGGCGTCGACCCTGGCCTTCACGTCGATCAGCCTGGCCACTTCGCCGCGGTCGAATCCTGTCGCTATCGCCTCGTCGGCCGATATCCAGTATCGGTTTCCCTCGTACTGTGCGAGTTTGCGGTTCTTGACGGTCATGTCGACTATGTAGTCGTCGAACGACACGCAGTCGCAGAACACCGGTCCGATCGACCCGTCGACCTGCCCGTCTGCGTTGAACCCCGGCTGCCCGGCCAGTCCGGTCTTGGTCACGCCCATGCCGAACAGTGCGTCTGTCGCGGCGTCCTTGAGCACCGCCGCGAGCTTCATTTTCTTCAGTTCGTCGTCGATCGCCAGGCGGAGGGTCTCTGCAAACGGCCCCAGGTCCGCGTCGGCGGCGGTTGCCGTCGCCCTCGGCGCCACCGCCAGGGCCGGCACGAGCGTCTCGACCAGCGAGTACAGCAGGTTCAGCGGGTCGCGGACCGCCGGGTCGGCGTTCGCGTAGTTCGGGCCGGCGTAGCGGCCGATGAACTTCCTTCGCCTCGACCGGGGTTCCGCCAGTTGCTTCTCTGAAAAAATCACCGACCGGCAGAGCCTGGCGATCTCCATCGCCTCGCCGGTCTTCGAGGTCTTGACGTTCGACCCGTCGATCGCCCCTCGCCCGTCGACGGAGTTTTCGTAGATTTCCTCCTGTCCCGGCGCGTTGGGGTCGACTCTCGATCTGACCGTAGCTGTCACCATTCGTCGCCCCCTCGCCGCGTCGATGCGGCCTGTTTTCGGGCCCGTCTGCGTCCGGCCGGCGATTCGGCCGGCGCTGCGTCCTTGGCGGCCTTTCGGAACTTCGGTATGTCGATGCACGCCCGATATGCCAGGGCCGCTGCGATCACCAGGTCGCCGTGCTTTTCGCGGACCGCCACCGGCTGGCTTTTGAGCCGCTGGTGGGTCGGCCTTCCCAGGTCGTCGTAGATGTAGGCCCGATGCTGTTCGATCGTTTCCAAACATCGCAGGGTCGCCAGCCCTTCGGTCTCCATCGCCGCGATCCAGTTGCCGAACAGCAGGTCGCTGGTCGCCTCACCGTGCGGCCAGCCGAGATCCTTCGACTGGAGTTGTGCGGTCTTCTTCGGGTCCCGGTTGTGCCAGATCATCGGGTATCCGCTGTCTGCGATCGCCCGCAGCGCGGTCAGTCCGTGCATCTTTCGCACGCAGCAGATCAGCGCGTTGTTGTAGTGGCGTCCGACGGCCGCGGCGAACCTGCCCAGTTGTCCGGGTCGGATCCGGTTGCACGCCAGCGTGGCCGCCAGTTCGCGGGTGTCTGCGAACATCACCGCCAGCGTCGAGTCGGATTTTTCGACGCCTTCGCCGACGTCCATGCCCATCCCCGCCGCCCGGATCACTCGCGGCGAGCCCTCGGTCCATCCCGCCGGCTGCGAGTCGGGCCGTGTAAAGATCTTCAGGCGTCCCTTGGCCTTCGGGACCAGGATGTACTTGACGTGTCCCAGCCGGTCGCGCTGTACGATCCCGTCGCGGGTGACGCGGTGTATGTCCAGCCGCTCGATCGGATCGCGTGCGTTTTGCCTTTGCCGGTCGATCCACTCCTCTTCGAATACCGGCTGACCGGTCTGTGCGTCCCAGTCCCGGAGGTACTCCTTCTTGAACCGCCATCCGGGCATCCCGGCCTTTTCCGATTCGATCAGTTCCGGCGTGAACGTCCCCGGGTCGGCCTCCATCCCTAGGTCCACTGCTACAAACGTGTTGCGGTTCCCGCGTGCGGTCAGTCCGTCCATGACCACCCGGCGGTCTCCGACCGCCACGTGCAGGTCCTCGCAGCAGAATCCGTTTCGGTCACGCCGCATCGAGCCGGTCCTCGTGTAGTCTGCGGGTGTGTCCGCCGTCGGCCATATCGGGCGTGGTGAGCGATACGTACCACCCGCCGCCGCGTATGCAAGGGCGAGCAGCAGTATAGGCGTCGCCGGATTCGGGTTGAAACGCCGACTCATCGCTGAGTATCCCTGAGGCTGTTCGTTGTCGGATAATCGCCGCGCCCTGGGGTATCGCCCAGAGCGTGGAGTTGTTCGCATAAAAACGGATCATCTTGTGCTGTGCGGCGTAGTTGACCGACCCGTCGTCGGCTGCCATGATCAGCTGCTTTCGCCAGGGCAGATGGTTCATTATGAACTTCGCCCGGCCCAGCAGCCCGTCGCCTGCGTTGGCGTCTCCGATCGCGTCGTCTTCGCGTTTGGACTGGAGCATGATCAGGCGGCCGCGGTGGAACATCGCATCCCACAGCGAAAGGATCACAAACAGCCAGGTGCACCGCATCTGTCTGGCCTTCAGGACGCTCAGGCATCGGTTCGCCTGCCACAGCCGCGTGAGCCGCTGGATGTACTCCAGGTCCCAGCAGAACCGCTTGACCGGGTTTTCGCTGTCGTGTTGGTCGCATGTGTAGCAGAACCATCTCATGAAGGCCAGCGGGTCACGCCGGGCCATCTCCCACCTGGCCGCCACCCTCTCGGTCAGCCCCGTCTGGTTGATCGAGGCCAGCCGCCGCCGCCAGTCTTCCGAGTTCCTCATCGCTCATGTCCCGCATTCCGGCCGCCGTTATCAGCAGCCCCGGCGCTCCGCCGGCGACCTGTCCGGAGTGTACGCGGCCCTCGGAGACCATCCCCAGGACGCGGGCCAGCAGTCCCATCGCGGTCATCCGGGAGTAGAGTTTTATTTTCCTGGTGGTCGCCGACGACTCGTCGGCGTACGTCCTGGTGGTCTCCCAGACGCTTTCGACCAGCGAGGTGTCGACCCCGTCCTTGCGTAGCTGATCGAGCGTCTTGTCGCCGGTAAGGTACGGTTCGAAATCGGCGATATCCGATCCGAGTGCTATCTGCGCCACGGAGATTTTAATCGAGTTCGGGTCGATCCCGTGGTTGGCCAGTTGCTCCGAAACGGCGGCCTGGACCTTAACGTTCCTTAACAGTCGACTCGCCCCGGCGCTCGCGGCCTTCGGCTTGTAACCTGCTTCCAGATAAGCCCTTGTGGCGTTGAAGTGGACCAGATACCGGGTCACGAACGCCTGCTGTCGGGTCGTAACGCTCAAAAACGCGTCGTTTGGCCCCC